AGGTGGCCGTACTGCCGTTTTTGGCCCGGATGGCATTTGCGATGGCCTGGACGCTGGCCTCCTCATAGAGCTTCTTTGCCATCAGTAGCTCACCTCCGTCCCATCGGCGATAGCGTCGATTTTCCCCGCCACCCGGATAATCTCATCCTGGATAGCATTCAGCTGGGCGGCAGTGATAACCGTTACGTTATCCTCGTACACCACTTTTTCAAGAGCCATTTTCAACCACCTCCACATAGGTTCCCACCAACGCACTCAAGGCATGGTATACGGGATTCCCGGTATCCCTGGTACACCGGTACAATACGCCGTCCTGGGTGTAATACTTCCCGGCCTCTAATGCCATATTGCCGTTGTAGGGGATAGCATCGTATTTCGTGCCATCGTGCTGTTCACAGATTTCCTCCCAGAGGGATTCCGTGCCGGTAGAGCCGGGCGCCCAGTCATCCTGGGAAGTGTGTTCCTGGCGGAGTTTCCAGAGCTTCCCGGCCCGGACTACCTTATAGCCCACCGGGCAACCATTTTCAGCCGTGTAGGCCTTCCCGCTTTCCCATTCGGGATAGAATGCTGCCATACGGAGGGCCGTTGCATCGTCCACGGTTAGGGTGTTCACCTGCTGGCGGATGAGCATAGCCTGGACTTCCTCGGTGGAGAGGGGGCGGTGCTTTTCTTCCGCCTCGTAGCGGAGGCGAGCTTCTTCCATTTCCGCGATTTCTTCCGGCGTCATGTCACGGTAGATGCCGTTTTCGTAAATTTTCATTCTCTCACTCCGTATATTTGGAATTCGCCATTTGTAAATACGTAGTTATATTGTAGAGAAATACTGATTCTTGTGATAGGACCTTTGTTCTTGGAGAGCATGAGGCCTACATTTTGCGACATAACATCTTCAAGGTGATATGTCGATGTCAGTAAATATTCCCTGTAAAAACTGCCGACTACATCAAATTCTGCAAATAGTGCTTTAGGGGATTTCTCAATGGCGTCGTTCATAGACCTGAAATACATTGCAGTTGACGCACCGGAATACAGCTCGATGAAAACTTGCGAATTGCCGTCCGCCTTTAGCCCCAACGGAGAATATATGAAGATTTTTTTAGGCTAAACGCATCGCCATTGCTATCTATCGTGATATCAATTGCGTGGACTGGCTCCGTGATGCTAATTGTATTGATTAGTTCCCACTCATCTTCGCCCCCACCAGCGGGCATATCCACCGCCACCCACCCGGTGGGCACGCCGGATGCGTCCACGGCGGAGATCTTGGCGATTTGGCCGACGGTTGCACCGGTGACGTCCATCCCCGCACCATCCTTGCCGGGGTCGCCTTTTGCGCCGGGTGCGCCGCGTGAGGGCTTGCCGGTGTCCTCGTCGCCCAGATACCAGTTGCCGTTCTCGCCGATATGTGGGGTTAGGCCGTCAGCGCCCGGTTTACCGGGTGCTCCGTTCTCGCCCGGTGCGCCCTTGAGATCGGCCAGCGCGATCACGTTTTCCCAGGTTTTCCCATCGCCGGAGAACTGGATATAGCCGCCCTCCACCCGCATGGACGCAGAGGCCGCCGGGTGTTCCGCCAGGTAATCCTCCACGGCTTTGGCGATATCCTCCGGGGAGACGGTAGAAAGCTCGTTGAGTTTGGCCATGATCTGCGCATATACGTCCTCCGCTGGGGAGGCAGGGGAACCTCCGGAAGTGAGCACGGAGGACAGCGCCAGAAGCCGGGCCGCCCGGGACGTGTGGATATCTCCGGCATACAAGCCCACAGACACCCAGCCGGAAGCAGTCAGCACCGGCAGGGGCGCAGAATCGCCAGAAAACACTACGTCCTGGTAGCTTCCGTCCGCCAGGTTCACTCGCATGGTCTTGGTGTCGTAAGGCGTCCATTCCCCGTCCAGGTCCCACACCACCGTGTAGTCGCTGTTGTTGCAGATAATCACGCCCTCGCCCTCAGCGCACTTGTCGCGGACTTTGATTTTAATTTCGGGCATATACTCCCTCCTTATGCCGTCCTGCGCCATGTGTACACGGCCAGGTACGGCGGCATGTTGTTGTGGGCCTGGCCGCCGCAATCGGAGGACTGACCGCCGGAATACTCGTTGTACTGGGTGCTTGCGGCCTGGTACAGCCGGATGGCATTCACGCCCTCCGTTACGCTCTGACCGGTGTATTTCAGGGTGTGGGTGTGGTCCGGGATTTCCGCTTTGGTCAGCGTGTGGGTCTCCTCGCCGCCGGTAGTCCCCGCTTCGTGAGAATCACCAGCCGCCAGCAGAAACACGTCCTTGATCTGCTCCCACGTCCCGCCGAATAGCTCCGCCGGGGAGGTGGCGTCCGTGGACTGGAAGATGCTGCCAACCGGGTGGATGAGGTCAAGGAGGGCAGTGCCCATGTAATGGATGGGCCACTTAAATTCCACTGTTTTTCCCTTTTCTGCCACACCGCCGAAGCAGATTGCCTGCAAATCAAAGTTCATGTTCATTGGCACGGCAACGGTGGGAATGGTAATTTCCCGGGTCACCGTACCGCCCAGTGCATCGGTCGCTTTGACCTGCACAACGCCGGTGGAGTCGGTGCCGTAATCCACCAGGTACACCGTTTTCGCCCCGGATGTCTGCCCGGTTAGATTGCTGGCTCCGGTGATCTCCACGGTGGCTTTATTCCCGGCCAGCTGGATGGATAGCGTAAACGTCAGTTTGATATCATCGCCCATGGCGTTGTCCGTCCACACGCTTCCCGTATAAGAGCCGCGCACAAAGGTCAAATCCTGGACCACTGGTCCGCTGTACGCGTTTACGGTGATGTTCTGGGTAACGGATGCCGTGCGCCCTCTGCTGTCCGTGACGGTGGCTACAACGGCCATTGTGCCGCTGCCTGTAAGGGCGTTCGCCCCGTCCGGGCTGGCGGCTTTCCCGCCGATAGTCAAAGACTTGGCATTGATGGTACTGCCGTAAGACCCAGTAGCGGAAAACGTGGCTTTCAGAGTGCTCTTGCCCTGCACCCAGCCGTATGTGGGCTGATATCCTGAGGTGTCGGACAGACTCACGGACAGGGTGGGTTTTACCGATGCGGGGATGGAGGCCGTCAGTGTGGTCGTATTGGTGCCCACCACGGCGTCCCCGTTGTAGGTGGTAATTTCCGCCGTAATGTTTACGGAGATTCCAGACGTATTCTGCGCGGCCCAATCCAAGGGCGGCGTGTACGGAATGGATGTGGCGCTGGATTTTGTCACCAAAGTTACCTGTGCCGCAGAACCGCACTTGAGTTTGATTGTGTGCGTAAAAGTGCTCACGGCCCGGGTCACTGCAAGTGTACCGGCAGAACCCAGCACAAGCCCGGATGCCGACACGGATGATGCCCGGGGGATATCCGGGAGATTGACCGTGCCGGAAACCGTCAGGCTCGGCGGCGTGTAGGATGACGTAAACCCGCTGTGCCAGTCCGCAGAAAGCACCACAGACCCCTTGCCCATATTGTTATGAGCCACGGTGATGGACTTGCTGCCCAGCTTGTACCAGCCCCTGGAATTGTACCGGTACGGGTTATACACTTTGGTGCCTTGCAGAGTGTAATAGCAACTATTGGCATCCAGGTTGTAGCTCTCGCCGGTGCCGTCATAGATGTACAGCGTCAGGGCCAGTGTGGACTTGTTGTCCGCGATGCTCTGGGATACGCTGTAATCCAGCCGCAATTGCCAGCCGGTGGAAGATTTTGCGCCGTAAATGCTTGCCATTAACTCACCCCCACAAAAGACACGGACCCGTTAGGCTGTACGACAATGCCCATGGGTCCCAGCCGGAACTTGCTCAGTTCCACCAGTTCAAAACTGTTGTTGTTCCAGTACGCCAGCAACGTACCAGCCGTATCGTAGAATCCGATTTTGTCGTTGTATTCCTTCAGAACGATCTCCGATGCAGAGGAGCCGATACGCAATACCGGATGGCCGTCATCGTCAATCCCCGCCTCGATGAAATCCGAAAGCGTCTGGCCGTTGACGGTGACTCTTTCTGCGGACATTTGCCCGGCGGTGATGACATTTGCGTTGATCTCGCCGTCCATGGTCAAGGCGACACCGGAAATGGTATTTCCGCCGTCCTTGGAGAATCCCAGCCCGCCGGTGGACATAATCCACATCCGGGTATTGGGCGTAATGGTGGGCGTATCTCGCAAAGTCCAGCCGATGGGAAAACCCTGTTCGTCCAGAGTCAGCTCGTAATACCCGCCCTTTGCCCCGATGATCTTCTGTGTGGCGTTCTGCATGGCCTTGGTAAGGCCCTCATAAGCCCGCTTAATGCGCTGCTCTGTGGGGCTTTCCATGGCATAACCCGCGTCCTGCGGGGCGTAACTGTGCATCGTAGAGGACAGGCCACCGTACAGGTGGATTTCCTGCTCCATAACACACACGTCAAGCCATTCGCCGGTGTCGCCCTCCACTTGGATAACGTCGCCCACCTCAACAGACGGGTCGCAGCGCCATTTTACGTCGCAGGGCTGGAAAGATATCTCTACCTCCGGCTGAATCAGGTCTGCAACGGCCTGATTCATGTAGGGGTTTGTGGACGTAATCCCCAGGCCGGTGCCGGATGTAATGGGTTCATCTTCCGTCCCGGTGGTGAGACTGGATACCGTGTACAGACCGTCTGCCGTGCGGGTCAGGCCGGACATGTACTGCTGCTCCCGGCTAACCTGGAAGGTGGTTTTTGAGTACCACTTGAACACCAGATTGCCGTCTCTGTCGAAGTGCGCGGACTGTCCGCACAGTCCAGCCAGCCACCCCAGCTGCTGTCGGATGGTCCCCCCAAACACAGACTCGATTGCCATATCCGGGAAAATCACTGTTGGGGGAGTCAGGCCGCTTTGCGCACACAAGTCCGTCAGCATAGTGTCTGGTGTGGCGGGGAACTCAATTTGCGGGGTGTATTGCTCCGTCAAGGATGCCATCTGGTCATAGCCGGTGATTTCCCAGCCATACACCAAATTTTCTACGCCGTCTGCGGGGATGTAGTATCGGCCCAGAGGTACATATTCCACCCCAGACGCTGCGGTGCTTACACCGGCGATTGCCTTACCGGCCACAGCCTGACCGGCGATGGCTGTTGTGCCTGTATCACCGCCAGGAACGTAGATGCCAATATACGGCACAAAGTACCCGCCGGACAATTGCAACGGCTCATCCGGCTTAAAAATGCGGATTTTGCACCGCCCGGAACAGGCAGAGCCGACGGAAATGCCGTCTGAAGAATCAAACGCCGGGGTGGCGGTGATTTCCTGAACGTAGATCCCGTCAAACTCTGTCTGCCCGTTGAAAATTACCTTGGCCTTGATCTCACGGCCATAATCCGCAAATGCGGTGTGGAACGCGGTGGAGACATTGTACATAAACTCACCTCTCCACGAAGTTCATGGACAGACTTTCCCATCTCCATTCTCCATCGATACAAGAATACATGGGCGTAGTCCGGTCGCCCACATAGCACGTCATGGTGCGGTTCGTGCCGTCCTCCGCGTCTGGCCCTGTCGCCTGGAAAAATACGTCCGTGACGGCTTTCAGGATTGTGGAGCATTGTTCAGCAGTCAAAGGGGGCCATTCCATGGTCCACTTTCGTTTCCTGGCTACCCTGTCGCGGAACGCATCACCATTCTGGTTCCTTCCGGAACCGTCTGCATCTACGTCCTGCAAGCCCCAGGAAAAAGATTTGGGGTCAGGGAGCGGCACAGTGGTCTCGTCTTTCTTTTTTACCGTGATGATTGCCATGTGCCCTCCTTACGCGAACAGAGGAGATTTGCCGGTTGCCCGGACCACCTCTTTGTTCTTCTTTACGACGTTGCGATACACCACGTCGCCGTCCATATTGATAGTAATGTTAATATCCCCGGACACTCCATCCTTATTGGACATAGCCGACATTACAGCGCGGTACACGCCATCGGACACGGCGGAGACGATTTGGTCATTGTTTGCAACGGCAGTGCGTCTGCCTATGTTGCCCACCATCTCCGCGCCAGCTTCACGGGCGACAAACAACTGTCCCTCGTTGGGAAAACCGCCCTCGGCGAACTGTTTGATCTTCGGGATGTTTACCAATCGCTTATTAAAAGCCGGTATGATCTGAACGCCACCGATTTTCAGACCCTTGAAGTCCAGGTGGAACATCTCATTCACCGCGTCAATCACGACATTGACGATAGAGATAATCCCGTTGGCCATCTTCTTTACAAATCGGGTAATAGGGTTGTCGTCCAGCTTCCATGCGGCGTGAGACGATGCAAGCCCGGCGGCAAGCACGGCAAGGCCGAGTCCAATTCCCACACCAGACAGAAGCAGCAAAACGCCGAGAACCATAAGCGCTCCGCCAACAATACCAGCAATATAGGAAATTGATTTTTTCAGGAACTTCGAAACGGCGTCCCAGTTCAGCGCCGCAGCTGTCGCGAGGCTTGCCGCTCCGATTACCATCAGAGCAATGCCCATAGGGATGTTTACTCCGGTAAACGTAAGCAACGCGCCGAGTACCAACTGCGCGGCACCAAGTATCACCATAACGGTGGTGATTGTTTTTTTCACGGAATCAGGCATTTCGTTCCACTTTGGAACAATTGCTGTGGCCAGCACGAACGCACCAGCCACCATCAAGGCGATGCCCAGCGGGATATTCGCCCCGGAGAAGGCCAAAATAGCGCCTACCGCCAGTGCGCCCAATGCAACGAATGTGACCAGACCGCCGATGATTTGTCGGACATCTTCCGACAGTTTATCCCACGTCAGGGTTTGAGACGCAATCAGTTCCGTTGCGCCAAATGCCATAAGGCCGATTCCGATGGGAATATTTGCCCCGGAAAATGCAAGGATTGCGCCGATGACCAACGCCGCAGTTCCGCTTACAAGGTCGATGTTTGCGATAGCGCTATCCAAAACATTTTTCACGGCGTCCGGGTTATTTTCGTTACCGGAAATCATCAAAGCAAGGCCACTTGCCATCATGGCGATTCCGGCGGGCACGTTAATCCCGGTAAAAGCGAGAATCGCGCCAATAACAAAATCGGCCGCGCCTAATGTGGCTTTGATTTCTGCAATGTTGTCTTCGATTGTCTGTTTGATCTCAGAAACCTTGCTTTGAACAGACCCGGCCAGGAAGTTGTACTCGGGCAAATTAATCCCGAGTCCACCAGAGCCGGTAATGCCAGTATCCGTTTTGCCTGAAGAACCCGTGTTGGAAGGCAGGATGTTCAACTCGTCAAAGCCCATGGTGTAGCGCTTAAACTCCTTGGCAGCATCTACCGCTGCATCCATGTTGTCCGAAAGTTCCCCAGCGGCAACAGCTCCACGATTCACGCCATCCCAGTCAACGTCCGTAAGCTCAAACCCGAACAATTTAGCCAGCGCGTTCGCTAACTCGCGGACAATTTGCAGAAATGCAATGACATAAGGCAGAGCCTTGGTCAGAATCGGGATAAACAGATTGCCGATTGCACGGGACACCTGAGTGATTTCTGCTCTAAGCACACGCAGCTGGTTCGCAGGAGCTTCCAGGGTTCGGGCCATGTCGCCCTGTGCGGTCGTCACCTGTGTCATAATAGCGTAGTACCGCAATTCTGCTTTTTCCGCCTGATTCATGGCGGAAACGCTCTTGGTAATACCAAGATTCAGTGCTTCCTGCTGCAATCGCGCAACAGACAGGTCATAGCCCAATCTTCGCAGGGGCTCCAGTTCGCCTGCAATGCCGGATTGCAGCTTCTGCATGGAGTCCTCAATAGAGATATTGAAGAAAGAGGACAGGTCATAGCCCAATTGTGTCAAATTTTTGCTCATGGTGTATGCCCGGTCTTCTGTATCGCCAAATCCGGTCAAAAGTGTTTGGAACACGCCCTGGTTCCGCATCCACTGCGCCGGGTCGATGCCCATCACAGAAGATACTTTTTCTGCGTAGTTCTGCGCTTCCTTTGCGTATTTACCCAGCGCGACGCTGAACAGGTTCAGGTCCTCTTGGTACTTGTTGGATTCCGTGATAGCCGTTCCGATAAGTCCCACCACGCGCCGCAGCCCAGCATACAAAATCCCGAACCGAATCATGCCCGCAGCTCTGCCGAACATGCTCGTTCTGCGCGTCCCGCGCTGCACGGCGGTGTTGTACTGGTTTACCATCGTAATGGCCCGCTGTAGTCTGGCGGGTAGCGCAGCAAATCCCGTTCCGAGCCGCTGCATCTCGTCAGACAACGGACGAATCGCCGCCGCAAGCTCTTTCATTTGGCGGTTAAACTTATTTAAGTCCGCCGCATCAAGCTCATGCATAACCTCCGGGAGTTTGCTGAGTTGGCTAATAAACGATGTGAGACGGGAACGTCCCAGTTCGGAAAGCGGGCGCATACCGTCTGCAAGGGCAATCAACTTATCGCCGTCCGTTGTCTTGATTTGGCTCAGCGCCGTAGAAAGTGCGGCGATTTGGTTCGGCACGGAACTGGAGATTTTGACGGTGCTGACCTCACTCAGACTTTTCAGCCCGCTGGTCAAGGACCGAATCTTCTGAATTTTATCTGCGCTGGTGTTCTCCAGAGCCTTGTTCAGGGAGTCCAACTGCCTGGCAGTAGTGCGCAGAGCCGACACGCCCCCGGATGTGGCCGTTTTCAGACGAACCAGGGTATTTTGCAGCTTTTCCAGGGACGCTACGGCGCTGTCGCTGTTTTCCTTAATTTGAAACTCAATACCCTGGATTTCCACATTATCCGCCATTCTTGCCACCTCCCTGCTCGAATCGTTTGTTGTTCGCGATCATAAACATCTCCATGACGGACCGCGCCTTCTTGTCGCCTTGCTCCTGTTTTTTGGGCTTTTCGCTCTGTGCATACAGGTCGTATGGGGAATCACGGTACGGCTTTGGCCTGGTACCTTTCTTGCCGCCCATGCGGAGAATGGGTGCTAAGTCCGCCACGGCTTCATAAATGTATGCACCGTGCAGCCATGCGGTTTGATTTGTCAAATCGCGTTTAATCTTCGCTGCTTCCCTGTAATATTTGACCAGTTCGCAGTCCTCGTCCCAGTACTGGCTATAGGTCATACCAATGGCCAGATAATATGGAAACAGCTCATAGAATTTATCGGAATAGCGGGGGATTGGCTCCCCCGCTTTATTCGACGGCGACTCGTTTACCAGTTCGCCGTCCAGGTAGGGTTTTCCTCGCTTTCCGCAGGCTCGTCCAGCAGGGCGATGATGGGGTCGTTGTACATCTCAACCAGTTTGCCGATCAGTTCGTCCTTCTTGGGCATGCCCGCGTAAATCTTGTCGATCACATCGCGGTTAACAAACCGATGATGAGCCTTAAAAGCTCCAGCAAACAGCGCGGGGAGACTGGTCATGGGCTTGCTTTCGACTTCGGTCGCAACAAACCCTTCTTTCTCCATCAGCTCCACGGTCTTGCGGGTATATTCCAGGGTGTACGCAATGCCAGTCACGGGGTCCTTAACAGTAAGCGTCTTTGCCATATTCTGTTTCCTCCTTATTCGTTCTCCAGGTTGATTACGGTCGAGGGGGCGATGGTGATAGCCATGCCCACAACTTCGTTGACACCGCCTCCAGTGGGGTACACGGACAACTCGCCCTTAAAACTGAACTTGCCGTCGGAACCGGAAGGAGTCAGCGTTCCCGCACTTTCAGTGCCGCCGAACCATACGGCGTAATCCTCTTGCTTGCCCTCCAGCGCCTTAAGCGCCTTATAATCGGTCAAGGTGTAGTTGGCGGTGAAGGACAGGCCGTCCATGGACTGGATGCCCGCGATGAAGGTCTGCATCTTGTCGGAAAGCGTGGTGGTTTCCAGCATGTCGGGGTCGCCACCCAGATCGGGGAACTCTTTGATGTCGATCAGCTTCGACCACGAAGCGGCGCTGGTATCTTTATGCATCAGGAAAACCTTGTAGGTAGAGATAGCGATAGGTCATCATTCCTTTCTGTTATCGTCTGAAAATAGTGGCCCCGTTTGTTTCCGCCCTGTATCTGGCAACAAGACGGTAGATAGAAGCGTTTCCCATGTTCGGGACCGGGGACATGGAAATCCTTGTGAAGTTACGCGCATACATCATCCTGTCGATGTCTGCCATGATGGAACGGCATTCACTCTTTTTCCCGCCAGTTTTGTTGGAGTAGACGTTTACCTCGTACATCAGTACGGAATATCTCTCGCTTTCGGATGAATCTAAACGATTTGCGGCGGTGTAATTGTCCTGCTCCACAATGCTGGCATGTGGGAATTTGGGGGGCGCATTGATATACTCCCCGGCCACGTCAATACCCGGGTATTTCTCGCGGAGTTGTTCCGCGATTGGCGTATACACCTTGCTTTCGATGTCAATCATCGGAACACCTCCTTGACCAGGGCTGGAAGCCTGTCTGAAAGCTCCTTTACCGTGTCGTACATAGACATGTTGGCCGGGTTGCCGTGAGTAAGAACCACCGTATTTCCGGTTTTTGGGTTCGTTTTCTCAACTCCGTTTGTTCCGGGGTCCCCGTAGTAGCCCCACGTCCTTTGCTTGCCGTGACACTTTCCGTAAGCACCGCGAACCATGCCGTTTCGCGCGGCTTCCGGGTGGTTGTCCGGGTACATAACGCCAGTGCCGAATTCAATAAACAGGACGGACGCACCGACAGCTACTACCGCCGCCGTGCGTCCGTCTTGTTCTTCGATTTTTACATTCGCGTCGTTTGTCCCGTCGTATACGGCAGACTCAAATTTTGCGGATGCGATATCATACCCCATGGAAGAAAGCTCTCGGAGAAGCACATTCGCCCGGTCCTCTAGCCATGTCCGGTAATCCTCGACTACGTCAATCATTCGTTGAATGCCCGCAGCGGACAGCGCCGTCTTTACAATCCTTTTCACGACACATTCACCTTGCTGACGGCGATGGAAACCAAATTCAGAGACTTGGCAATTTGCTTTACAACGTAGTCATAAAGCGGCCTTCCGTCTTTGTATTCCGGCTTTTTGTCAATAAAAAGTACTGTATTTTCGTCGATGGGGCAGGTCATATCATCTGTGATAATCACCTTGTCATAGGAGATGAACTGCCCAAACTGCTGAATTTGAGCATACCCAGCAGCCGGGGAGATGTTGGCTTCCATTTTCACCGGGTCCGCATATTTCACGTTTTTTTCGCCGGTTTCGTAGCCATTAGCGTCCTTCCCCAGTTCTGCCCCTTGGTACAAAAGATACCAGAACGTACTTTTGTTTCGGTTCATGATTTTCATCCTTGCACCTCACATGGTGGCCGCAAACGGCACGATTTCCCGCATAAGAGAAGGCGGCACGTCGCCGCCCTCATAGGACCTGGAAACGCCATTTTCGCTATGCGCTGTTTCCCCCTCTGCTCCGCGCTTGTTGATGAGATATGCGGCGATCTCAATTTGGTTGATCTCGTAGCATGCGGGGACAGCAGTAGCATCTGTCCCGAACGGAAACGCTCTGCGGAGAATCTTGCTGGCCGCAATATTCAGATACGCAGAGAGAATCGATTCGCTTGTCTCTCCGGTCATGTCTCCCAGCATGGCCAGTTTTTCTTCGTCGCGCATCTCATACCTCCAGATCAGCCGGTGACAGCTTTGGTGTTAACGGGATTGCTGGCGTCGTTGGCGATGAACACGCTGCGGCTGTAGGTGGGCTTGGTGAAGGTGGCGGCGATGCCGGTAAACTTGCCGTGATACCACTCAGGGCCATGGTCAAGGCCGATTTGACCGAACAGCTGATACTTCTCGCCCGCGCCGGCCTTTGCCAGCTGCTCCAGGAAGAAGTTACCCTTGCCGGGCACAGGCTGGAACACGGGGGAGATAACGTCCAGGTTCAGCAGCAGAGCGGTGCCAGCGGGCAGGCACTCGCCGAGGTACAAGTACACCTTGCCCAGGGGAGTAACCACGCTGGAGAGGGAAATACCGTTGATTTCACGCGATTCAGGAACCACGGTCAGGCCATTCTGAACAGCGTCGGCGTTGACCTGGAACATGGTCACAGCGTCACACCACAGGCAGAGGCCATCGGTGGGAGCGTTTTGGCCATAGATCTTCTTCGCCATGTCGGCAATATCCCACAGGCCCAGAGGCTTGCTGGCCATGGCCGTGACGTTTGTGGTGACTGCGGCGACAAGTCCACGGGTCTTGTTGATCTTGGTGTCATCGGTGGCCTTGTTGTACACGCCGTTGATGAACGTGTATTCAATGTCGCGGTTGATCTTCTGCATCTTAGCGGCCACCTGGAAGTCCAGTTCATTAATGGGGTTTGCCTGTTGACCAGCCACGTTCAGGCCAGACAGGGTGCCCATATTGGACTGTTTGGCATAGGAGATGCCGACAGCCTCATGGAAAATCTGGGTAACGTTTGTTTGCTGCTCCCGGGTCACAATGGAAGCATCGGGGGCGGTCAAAGACGCAGACTCGGAGATAGCGGGCTGTTCTCCGCCGCCGGTGGTGTACTCCTGGCCGGTAACAAACTCTACGTGGTTCGTCACCTTAGCCCGGGAACCGATAATGGAACTCAGGGGGGTCTTGGTATTGCCCTTGTTAAAGAGCATGCCGGAATAGTTCAGCGTTGCAAAGCTGGTAGCAAAAGTATCTGCCATGTCTTAACTCCTTTTATTTGTTATTTGCGGATTCTTCCTGTGCCTTCAGGCGCGTGTAATAAGCGATTTCCGCATAGTTCTTGCTTGCACGCGCCTCCTCGATCTTCTTGTCGTAATCAACTCCAACGGGACCGGCACCGCCGTGCGGCGCGGGAGTGCCCTTGAGGATGTCGGACTTTACCTTCTTGGCATACTCGTCCAGGAACTTCTGCTGGTTCGCAAAAACCTTTGCGGAATCACCAGCCGCCAGAGCTTTGGCAGTGTCATCTGCCAGGTCCTCTGCATAGCCCTGCGCCACGAACTTGGCCTTGTACTCAGAAACGGTCTTTGCCGTTCTCAGCTCGTCAAGCTCTTTCTGCATTGCGGCAATGCTATCGGCTTGCTCCTGCTTCTTGCGCTCGTCCTCGGAAAGCATGTCGTTGTACTTCTTTTTCCACTGGGCGGCGTCGGAGTTTGCCTTGGAAATAGCGTTCTTCTGCCGAGAAAGCTCTGCGGCATTGTCCTCATACTCGAATCCCTCCAGGGCCTTGAGCTTGTCCTCGGTGGACATATCTGCGTAACCTTCGATTCTGCTGGTGTCGATTTTCATGTTGATACCTCCTGCGTTTTTTCGGCGGTTCCCTCCGCACCGTTTTCTGTTTTTTCCGAGGTTGTCTCCCCGTTGCGTTTTAACGACTTCCCTGTCGATAGTTTCTTTTCTTCTTGCTTTTCTTCTTGCTTTTCTTCTTGCTTTTCTTCTTGCTTTTCGGCATATTCCGCGCTAATTTTGTACGCAAGCTGAGGATCGGAGAACATGCCGCAGTGCGTAAATGCCAGTTGGGGGGCAATTTTCCCGTTGTTCAGCATGGCTACCAAAACACTGGCCTTTTCGCTGATATTTTCGTAGTTTCGGCGCGTAAACCGAATTTCCAAGGCGGACATTTTTAGCGAAAGTGCCCGCAGATTATTGCAGATTTTGATGGCGATTTTCAGAAACTGCTTTTCGGACCGTTTGAACATCTGTTCGGAGTCCTTTGCCCGCGCCTCTGCCGACGACCATCCGTCGCGCATAATGACCGCAGACCCGGTGTCACTGGTTGAGGAGCCTCCATTCCGGTTTGGCATTCCGCAAATCGTCAGAACGGTGTCGTACATGTCATCCGTCAGGGTCTGGGTCTGCGTCTGGTTCAGTTCCGCCGTCAGGTACCCAACGTCAGCCTTGAGCGTCGCGTCAATGTCCTTGAACTTAATAGCGCCTTCTGCCCTCAGATTCTTGTAATCTTCGGACGAAATGTCCACGTTGTGGAACAGCATCAGCGCCTGGACAAACTGTTCTACGCCGTCCATGCGGTTGGATTGAACGTTGTTGATAGCGTCCAGAAGGGGGAGCACAATCTCAAAAGCGCCCAACCGGGCTTCATTGGATGGGTATTCGATAATTGGGATGCCCAATATCTGTGGCTCCGCTTTCACATCCCAGGTTTCCGTTACCTCGAAATACGTATCTTCGGAATAGCAGCAGAAAACAACGGTGTTGTCCTCTTTCTGCACATACGTTACGCCCAGGATGGGCCGGTGGCCTAAGCCGCTGGAGTACACCACAAAGGTGTTGCGCGGGTCCAGTGTAAAAATCTCAAACGGCGATTCATCTTCCTCCACGTCCGCCATTCTGTCCGGCAGAATCATGCGGTAAGACGTTCCGCAAATATGGAACCAGTCCGCCAGCTCCTTGTCCTTGGCGGCCTTGTCTTCCGAAAGCGCATAATCGTTGAGCTTGGACACGCCCTCAGCGACAGATTCATCGTTCCCCCTGCTGACGTACTGCACAGGCTCACCCAGAAGATATCCGACCTTGAACGAAACAATCTCGTTCGCCCGGTTCACAACGATCTTGTTGTTGATTTCCGGTCTGACGTCCTTTACCCTTCCCAAAATGGGCTGGTCTCCCCTGTAATACCTGTAAAGATATTCAATGTCCGCCCGGTTTATCTGGTGGATGGGCATAGCCTTTTGCAAAACATCCACCACGTTTCCCCGGGTGACGTGCTCAACGTCCGTGTAAATAACCTTCCGACCAAAAAGATTCATTGGCACACCCCCTTAAAATGGCCGCTTGAACACTTCCACTTTGCCGCCCACTCGCATCCGAATTTCGTTCTCCAGCAGGGACAAAGCATCCGGCGCGTCATCGTGCGGCACTTTGCCGCTCCGGGTGTAAGTGGTGACTTCCTTCATGAAATTGAAGTACTGGCTGCCCCGTTTATAAGTGGACGGATGCTTGAACCAGAAGTGTTTCTTGATGTTGTCGGACGCAAATTCAATTCGCGTTTGTTTGTTGGAAATGGTTCTTTTTGTGCGTATTCCAACGCTATATCCACGCTGACGGACGATTTCCGCAACGTCTCTGGCGTAATACATGCCCGCGTTGTTGCTTTCAAACAGCGCGTCCGCAACGCGATTGTCGATCAGGCACCTGGCGCATTCCGGCTTTGTGACGTCCGGCGGAGAATCATCAAACACCACGTCCACGATATACACTTCATCCCCGTACAGCGCCGCAGCGGGAAGGGCGGTGCTGTCGCTTCCGCTTTCTGCGGTGTCGCACACGGCAATAACGGCGTCCGGATCACGGCCTGTGGGGAGTTCAAAGAAATAATTCAGCTCATCCTTGTTAAAAAGCAGTCCCTTTGCTTCAAAGGGCTGCTGCTGGAATTCACTCTCAAATTGTTCCGCGCTCAAAAGCTCCCTCTGTTCGCGGAAATACGCTGTGGTAAACACCTTTTTCCCGTCCCGTTCGTATTCGTAGTTACTCTCGTCCGTAACGGGGTCAAGTGCTGGTATTTCAATGGCTTTCCACGCCCAGCCGCCTTTTTGTGCTTCCTCTTGGAGGTGGCCGATTGGGTCATACAGGGAATATCGGGTCCCCGTGGCGACAATGGGTGTTCCCTCAATGGCTCGGCCCAAAATATCACCGGATATGATCTCCCACTTATCGTCCAGTCTCTGGCGGTTTTTTGCTTCCTCGCGTCCCTCTACGCAGTCATCCAGATATAGGACGTTCGTAGCCTCCGACAATCCCACTTGTCTTGCGTCAATGGATCGACACATGACTGTGGGGAAACGGGATTTTGACCGCAGATTCAGTATCTTTGTGTCCGCATTGGTCTGCACCAACGGAGAATTGGGGAAAACGTCATAGAATAAATATTCATTTGGCGTTTGCAGATACTCCAGGCATCCGGAATAAAAGCTTTTCACCAGGTCGTCCCCCGTCCCTTCCATTAGGGACGACTTGTCCGGTTCCCGCCCAGACAGAAAATTGACGAAATTGATGCCCAACTGGGATTTTCCGGCGCGTTTTGGCATCGACAGCGTCAACAGCCGCAGTTTTCCGTCCAAAACCTCCTGATACGCCGCCACAATAGGCCGCAGATAATGTCTTCGAGGTGCGTAGAATTTCTTCTCCGGTTTGCGGTTCATCTCGATGTACAGCAGAAACGTGTCGAAATCGTGCGGTGCGTCAAAGCACATGGCCTTTTTGTACACGTCAAACAAAGAATCCGCCGCATTTGCGCTGCACTTGTGCAGGGCCGCAGAACTCAGCTTTCGCAAATCCTTGCTCAGCTCATGGGCCAGGGTGAAATCATCCGGTTCCAGTTGTCGGCATACGGATAGAAGGTCCATGTACGGCACATGGTCGGACGGATTCCGCGCAATATGCTGTTTTATGCGTTCTGATAGTTTTGCGTAGTCCATGTGGCCTCCATTTTTGCATAAAAAGAGACGGGTTCCCGAAAGAACTCGTCTCTTTTATTTTGCTTGTATAGGTTACTCGCCCACGTTGATTGTGATCGTGTCAGAGGTCTCGTTGAAATCAGCGGTCAGTTTGAACTCAAGCGTATTGACCTCGGAAATGTCGGACAGGCCAGCTTTTTCAAGGTAGAAAAACATGGAATAATTGATGTTTTTCCCGCCCTGCATTGTTGCGGGGACTCCGCCCAGATATTGGACCATCGTATCATTCACAGAACTGTCCTGCGGATATACCGTAATTTCCTGGTCCGTCTTGTTCTCGAATTTCATCTGGATGTAGCAAACACCCGGCACGGAATCCAGCTCTGTGATGCCCAGGTACGTTGCCTTGAACGTCTCGCCGTCATACACGACCTTCTCAACGGTCTGACCTCCGGTCTCGCCGTCATCCGGTTGGTCTGCGGTGCCTCCGCACCCGACCATAGCAATTGCCGCCACCATGATGGCAAGCAGCGCTGCCCACACTTTCCATGCTCTCATTTTTCTTTTCCTCCACATTTATTTTCTCCCGGGTGGCCGGGGGAATTACTTCATCTCGCCGGATTCGTATTCCTTAACGCGCCGGTAGAATGTGTTCGGCTTCAGTCCCAAATGACCCATAGCCGCTTTGGCGGTGATATGGCCCGATTTCCAAAGGTCGTATTCCTGTTCGAACTTCTTCCTGTCCACCGGGATAGCCTGACGGCCTACATACTCGCCGCGCTCCTTTTTCGCGTCGATGCCCTCTTTCTGCCGGGATTTGATATAATCACGCTCCAGCTGGCTCACTGCCGCAAATACCGTCAGCATAAATTTGCCCGCCGGGGTGGTGGTATCTATCTTTTCCTTCTGTGATTCGAATTGTACACCCTTCTCTGTCAGTTGGTCAACAAGGTTTAGCAAATCGCGCGTATTTCTTGCAAACCGGCTGATCTCGCTCACAACCACGGTATCGCCCTCGCGCACAAACGCCAACAACTTCTTCAGTTCTGGCCGGTCAGTGTTCTTGCCGCTGCACTTGTCTACAAACAGCTTCTCCGCGCCGAGCGCTTCCATCGTGATTTCCTGCCTTGCTGTGTTTTGCTCTTTTGTTGACACACGGACGTATCCTACTTTCATTTTTCGTCCCTCCTTTGCCGTGATTATATCACGTCTGCAAGGGTGTGTCAATATGTCAATTTCAGTTTATGCAATGCGCAGGTGTTTTTTTCTCTTTTGTTTTTTGCGGGCATTTTGGGGCTTACCCGGCCCCGCTTCCGCGCACGATATCCCCCACCCCCCCGTCCACGCCCGCCGCGCATGTCAAAAGGTATACCCATGCGCAACACCGGCGGCGCGTTGCGCATGCCTTGCAAATAATCCATTGCAATATTGCAAAATTGTGCATTAAGGTATTGACATACTCCGCCGGGTGTGTTATCATATCAGCATAGAGAGAGGGCCGCACCGGTTACAGCCTACCAAGCCCCGGAGCAGCCCCCCACACCAGACCAGCGGCCCAGCGCGTACAGTGTACCACGCCCGGCCCACCTGGTCAAGAGATAGGCCAGTAAGGCCGGGAGGTAATACAATGAATTATACAACAGTATTTGCAAAGGCAATGCAGACGCTGGAGCAGCGCAAGGACCGCAGCGCATGGGGCCGGGGCGTGAATGGGTACGCCGTGGATATGCTCCAGCATATTGCGGATTACTACAAGGGCGGCTACATCTCCGTCGATGATCTCGCAACATGGACTACCGCCGAGGCCGCAGCACTGAACGGCGCGCGGGACTGGCGCGAATACAGCTGGGGCGGATCTGCCCTTGTGTATGATAGGGACATCGCCGCCGCCCTCTGCACCCCCTCCGAACTCAAAAAGACCCGCAACGGGGAGCGCAGACCGAACAGCCGGGAAGAATGGCTTGATGTGCAGGCCAGGGCATTGCATCAGGCTTTCCGCCGGATGTATGCAGCTATCCGATCCGCCCGGCAGGAGGTGCAAGCATGAGCGCTAATGAGATCGCCGCCAAGGTGCGCCGGTTTTGCCTCGCTTGAGGGGGTGCCGGATTGCTATCTATCTTATTACTGATCATCTGGTTTCCGTTGGCCGTCCTGGCCGACGTGGTCCGCAAATCTAAGTAATCAACCATCTGACAGGGGCAAGCCCCGGAAAGGATATATCGCCATGACATATCTAGACGCTATCAATGCCGGATATAAGGCAGCCGACACCAAATACCAGCGCGGATATATTAGCCGCCTGGCGGACCCCGACGCGCAGCCGGTGCGGACTGCCGGAGGCACCCGCAAGGGCCAACTATATGTGCTGCTGCCGTGCTATTGTAGCACACAGTACTGCGTCCGGCAGTATCTCCGCCGATGACTATTCAGGTAACAACCGCCCCGGTGCTATTCCGGGGCGGCTCTTTTTTTTGCTTTACCCGCAAGGGCGTTTCCCGGGCTTTTGTTGTTGGGTGGCATTTGGGGGGATACCGCCGCCCGTGTATATGCCGCGTGTGGCCTTTTAGCGGGGTTTGCGGCGGTGCTGTGGTGTAGCGCGTTTGGGCGGTGCGCGGCTGCCCTGCTTTTCCCGGCCTGCTCGTGGCGGGCAAAAAGCGGGGGCGAGTCAAGCGGCTGTGCACGCGCTCAATCTGGCAGCTTCGTGCCGAAAGTCGCTGCGAAAGTCGCCCAATTTTGCACGAAAGTCGCTGATAGTCGCTAAACCGTGTATAATCCCGGGAAAGTCGTTGCCCCTACTCTGAAAGTTGCTGAATAGTCGCTAAGAAAATCAAGTTTCATAGTCGCAAGACGCCGCCTCGATGTACTTCTTCTGAAGTTCTTCGGGCGGCGTTTCTGTCCCAAGGGGATTGTTGGGTGTGAGGATGACCTCCTGCTTGTCGCTCATGCCGAAAAAGTTCTTTGCGCGGAAAATGTACGTAATCTGCGGGATTTTCCCCTGTGAGACCAGTTTTGCGTCTATTCCGGCCAGAATTTGTTTGGCTTTTTTTATCATGCCAGCCCTCACGGGGCCCAACGATCCCTTTTGCCAGTCCAAAACCGTTTGAGTTACGGCCCCGAGAGCGAGGCACATATCCTCCACTGTGGGGATTTGTCCTTCCTCTACACACTGTTTGAAATAGTCGTTAAGCTTATCGGCGCATTCCTCATCAGTTTTTACGCACGACCTTTTGAAGTATTGGAATGATTCCCTGACGATTTGTGAAATCTCTTCATTTGTTGCGGTGCACCTGGCCGTAACAGACGCTGATGCCGCACCCCTGGTGTGTGAGATGGCATTCTCTCCGCGTTCTTGCACGATGATCTTGCGGATAGTCGGCTCGGAAAGCCCGTTTTGTTTTGCCACAGTCGCTATATGCTTGCATGCGTCATAGTCGGCAAGGACTTGTTCCCTCATAGTTTGCGTGATTTTACTTGCCATCCATGTCACCTTCTTCCCGTCTTAACATATTTGGGATGATTTCAAAAAATTCGTTACACTCCGGGCACCTGACATACACATCTGCCGGTCGCACAATCGTTCTCCCGGTCATGTAGTCGTGCTCAACATTTTGCACGTATTGAACTTCGTTTCTCAGATTGAACTCGAATATGCACCCGCACGTTTGGCATTCTGCCCGGGCAAATTTATCTTGTTTCCCGTGCTTAATGATTTTCATAACTTCTCCTGCTTATGTGCCGCGCTCCCACCTCTGCGCTATGTATGGCACAAGTTCACCCGCCCAATTGGGCACTCCTACCATCTTTTGGAACGGGCGGCTGGACTCGAACCAGCGACCAAGGGTATTCAATCGCATATCCCTTCACGCGATAAAGCTCTGCCGACTGAGCTACGCCCGCATTTGCTCGGCTTGCCGCTTAGATTGTCACGCCTCATGCGCGCTTGAAGCCCCGCAAGCATTTCAAGCGGCCACACATTGGCTATCGCAAGGGGGACGCATCCCCACGGCAGTTTTCAGCGGCCATTGTCATTTGCATGTGAGCCATGCCGGACGGTCTCACATTGTCCGGGCGCTACCCGGCCTCTGAAACCACACCGCGCTGCGCCTTTTCATCAGCCACGCACTGTTTTTGCGGATTAACTGTCCGCCGCTATCCGGATAGCTTGTGCGTACTTAACTTCTCGCGCTTCCTCGCCCGCTTGTGTGGTTGGTGCGGCATTGCAGTCCTGCCCTGCTTTAGCGCTTCAGGGGAAGCCCCCGTCACTCGCTGTGGTCTCCCACTACGGGGTACCTATGCCGCATATATGTCCGGTTTCCACGGTTACCCCACTTGTTTATACTCCGTTGGTGACTCGGTTTAGAGTTTGGCGCAGGCGGCTGGAGTCGAACCAGCACATACGGGAGTCAAAGTCCCGTGCCTTACCTTTTGGCTACACCCGCATAAAAGCAGACACCCGCGAGATATCCCGTGAGTGTCTGCATGCCGGTAACGCTCTTGCGAGGCCGCTTGCGCGGAAGCACCAATTACCGGCCGTGCCTTAACCTATGGAGGAAAGAAAAAAGAGGATAAAAATGAAATTTCGGGTCGTGGGCTGATTGGTTCCACTCTCCGATGATACTATTTTACACCACCTGGAACGTGGTTTGGGGCCACATTTTCAATAATTTTTGCGTTTTGCGCAATCAGCCACAGGAATTTATCTTTTTGCCGCCGGAATGTGCGTGGGCTTATCCCGGCCGGGGATATCATCTCAATGGGGTATCGTTTCTGGCTGTCGCAGTTTCGCATGATCGCCCATACCAGTTTACGCCGCACGTTCTCGTTGGCGATATCCCTGCCTACGTTGTCCATGGCGTATTCCACGGCCCGCATTTTCTTCGTTTCCGGCCAGCTCTCAATGATTGTCAGCCGTTCCGCCTTGCGTTCCGCTATCCTACTGTTACCGGGGCCATGCGGCATACCAGACATGGCATAGGCCGACGACTCCAACACTTCCTCCCGGGCCGCATTGTACGCGCGGACCCGGCGGGGATAGCCCCTGACGTAGGCAATACACTCCATGCGGATATCGTAAGGGAGCGAGTATTTGTTGCTCATCGTACCTCCTATTCCAGCGCCGTCTCAACGCCGTACTCTTTGAGCATCTGGCGGATATCGGCCCATGTGATGTACCCTTCCGCCACGCACTGAGCGGCGTGGTTTAGCTCACCGGCAAGCTGCTGCACATCGTCCATCGGCGCGTCGTGCTTATCGATCAGGACATACAGCATCAGATCTATGCCCCGGCTCAAGCCATCCACAATGCCGTTGCTGTAGGCTTTGTCTACGTCGGCCTGTGTGCGGGGTATTCTGCGGGGGTTAGTCTTGGGCATGGGCATCCTCCCTCCGTTTGCCATTTTCAGAACTTCCGTATAAAAAGACTTCAAGGTCTACCATGCAAGAAAAACACAGGTCATAACGATCTCGTTGCCAGTATTTCCCGCCAATATCTGTGTCTCTCAACGCGATAGTATTTGATCGCGACTTAGGAAACGCCTTCTGGCCGTCATAATGCTCATATAGGCGTCCACAGCGATCACATTTCTTTGCTTGCATAACCGCCAAACGACCTCCTCTCTTCGTCTTTTGTTCTGCTTCCCCACAGCCAGCACGGCATACCGAACTTCCAACCGCATATCGTATGCTTGATACTGACCGCAACAAGGTTTCTTTCACCCATTGTCAGCCCTCCTGTTCCATACTTCTTTAGCCTTTTTGGGCGTATATGTAAGACCTGACGTTGCGCAACACCTAATGCACACGGCATTATACGCCCAACGTCTACCTTGCGTGTCCTCCACTGCGTCCGGGTTGACGTTTATAACCGCTTCACCGCCACAAAATGGGCAAGGCTTTAATTCAGCCATCCTTCATCGCCTCCAATGCTTTCTCCGCCTCCTCGCGGGTGCGGAATACCGTCTTGCCAAATCCGTTTAGCGATATGCCATACTCCCGCCCTCTGGCTCCTATTGGCTCAAGGCCAATAAAGCCGATTTTATTGCCCATACTAATCCGCTTGACCTCGCACTCGCTTATATGCTTATCCGTGTCCAGCAAGGCGAACACCCGCTGGCCAACCTTGCACGGCAGCACCACGAGCCGACCGTCCTTGTCGGCCTGCGCGAGGTGGAGGAGGTGTGACAAAGCCTCGCTGGCTTTCTGGTCGCCAATCAAGTCTTGTATGAATACCCAATAAGCCGCGAATTCCTTCGGCGTCAGCCCCGTGTCCTCATAGGCTTTCAGCCGCCAGTAAAAGTCCATAGCGTGTTCCCGCACGGCTTCCCCATCAATCATTGTCCTGCGGGTAGTGTGCTCGTCTACCCGCACATCAGGGATAGTCAGTCGTTCCATCCCTCCACCTCCCTCATCCAAAACTCGCGGCGGCAATCGGCGCACTCTTTCTCGCTGCACATGCTACGCAAGCTTGGCTCAATATAGCAGGGCGGTACATCCAAAACCCCGGCCACGCCCATGCTGGCCTTGGGATAATGCTCCAAAAACTCGTCAGCCCGCGTCTTGCAAGGGTGCGCAGTTGCCCATTCTTCCACTTCTCGGACCACTTCTTCTGCCGGAGTGCCCATGTTAAACATGCTGTGCTTAGGGTTTTCGCCCGTCACGGCAAACATCCGACGTCGCGCCTCCACAAACTTCACAGCGTCCATATCATTCTCCTTTCTCCAGCATATCAGCCGCCGTTCTCAAATCATCCGGTAGCATAATAGGTACCTCGTAGATATTCGCATCGGCCCATTCTGCATATTCGCGCAGGGTTGCGGCAATTTCTTTACGCGATGGGTTCATGGGGCCTCCTTTCACACCGCCACACGTCTCGTTGATGCTCATGTAATCGCTCCTCCAAACCTTAATTTGGTCACGGCAATCGGAAACTCCTCAATCTCGCTTGCCCAGATTGCCGTCCCGGCACCGTGTATATTCTCCCAGCACAGTGGGAAGCCGCCGATGCCGTCGAACAGGCTGCCGAGCGTTGCGCCCTCCGGCAGATAGGCCGCCATACGGCCCAACATCCAGCGCCAGAACGGCAGCGCGATGCTGTTGCCGAGCGCCTTGTACCGTGCGCTGTCGGAGGTCTTGCGCTTCTTGCCGGTACTGTCGGTGTAGTCGCCGATGTCCGTCCAGCCGTCCGGGAATCCCTGTAGCCGTTCGCATTCCAGCGGTGTCAATCTACGCACCCCCATGTTCTGCACCGGGTATGTCTCCGCGTCCTCCCGGTACGCACAGCCAGCATTTGCCCGCAGTGCGTGGCTCACTTTACTTTCTCCTGTGCGTAATGCGTTCTTCGTCTCGCTTTCTGCCCAGTTTTCTTCCCTCGCACTTTTGGGCAGGTATAAAATTGCTTGAACATCGCGCATGGTGTTCAACGTTTGGCTGACTTCCTCCGCCATAATACTGGCTTCGTTGGCTTGGCCGTTGCCGATACCGTATGCCACCAGCGGCACTTGATTGCCACCTGTTCCCATACGGGCTTGCAACGACGGGACCAGCTCTCCGCATTCGCGGATGACATCACAGGCGTGTGTCATGTCCAGCACCGCCACTACCCGGGTTTGGTTCGTCCCGCTGGGTACCGCCGCCAGCGTTGGCGTAAATATTGTCTGATCGTTCCCCGTGCCCAGCGTTCCGCTTTTCTCCGTCTGCACTAACGCGCCTTTTCCTCCCCCGTCACAGCCCCCCTGATGCGGACTGCATACGATGTTGGGGCCTCTGTCGGCGCAGGGTCTTCCGTCCGCTCTTGCGGTGAGGCTCCTTGCGACTGCCGGATTAAACACGCTTTCAGCCGCTTCGGCAAATCCTTCCCCCGCCGCTCCGCTCTCCGCAATATCCCCTGACACGCTTTCGCGGTCAAATAGTATTTCGGATGCGGTGTCTCCTCCAAAATCTGCGACAACCGAGATACGACGACGGCGTTGGAGCACTCCCCAGTATTGCGCGTCATGAGTTCGCCACGCCACGCTCCATCGTCCTCCCACTTCATCGTGGTATCCCCCCCAGGTAGGCCAGCCCTTTTCAGGCACTTCAATACCGGGGGCTTCCGGCTTGACGATTTTGATGATCTCTTCGAGCACGGCAGCGAAGTCTTTTCCTTTGTTGCTGCTAAAGGCTCCGACCACGTTTTCCCACACCATGTATCTCGGGCAAATAAGCTCTCCTGCCCTGCCAAGTCGTTTGTCATGCTCCCGCATCTCCTTTATCACTCTGATCTGCTCCATAAACAGACCGCTTCGCGCACCTGCGAGACCGGCACGCTTTCCCGCGATGCTCAGGTCCTGACACGGGCTTCCGCCCGTCACGCACCACACCGGTTCGATGGTAGCTCCGTCGAGCTTTGTAATATCACCGAGGTGTTGCATCATTCACCACCTCCATACTCCGATGATCTCGTCAACGAGGGATTCTTGGGCGTAGATCATGTCGCATCCTCCATCAGGTCGAAAAGCGAGATTCCATCCGCCTCCTGGACACCAGCCTCGTGGATTTTTTCGGCCTGTGCGCAGTTTTCCGCCGCCAGCCGAAAATAGCTCGATTTAAGCTCCATACCGATGTGCTTCCGGCCCATCAAAATTGCCTGGTACCCGACGGACCCAATCCCGTCAAACGGGTCCAGCACGATGTCCCCAGGGCTGCTCCACAGTTCCACGCAACGCTCAATCACCGGAAGTTGCAATGGGCAAATGTGCCGCTCGTCTTTTTCCTCCTTTGCGGCTTTCCGGTTGAGAGTATCGCTCTGGTTGATATCCCACCATGTAGGGGATGCGTATTCCTCCCAAATGGGAGATGCTACCTGCTGCCACTTGGACACGGGATAGGTGCTGTCCGTATGGGAAACCCTCTCCGGATTGTCCCCGGGCTTGCGGAACGTCACAACATAGTCCGGGATGCCCATCCGGCTCATACAGGAGTCTTTCTTGATTTGCTTATGTAACAGCCCCAGTGCCTTGGTGCGCTGCATGGCCGTCACGGGATTCTTCCAAATGCACACCTCGCTATGGTAAATAAATCCCAACGACTGCATCCAGCGGATCACGTCGCCCCGAAAGTCCCGGATTCCGATATACCCATCCCGCTCCTTGCTGGTGGGGAGATTCATGCAGTGGATGCTCACATTCCGCCCGGGCATCATTACGCGATACCATTCGCGGCCCAAATACATGTACTGCTCGGCAAACTCATCATAGCTCCGGCAGTTGCCCATGTCCCGGTCGCTGTTGGAGTATGTGTACAGACTGGCAAACGGGATGGATGTGACAGAATAGTGGATGCTGTCATCCGGGATCCCCTTCAGCACCTCGCAGCTGTCGCCGTTGTACACCGCATACTCGCGGCCCACGGCCTGGTCGATAACTTTCATGCCGACTTTACCCATTCCGGGACAATCATCTCTACCTGCGGATTGTACGGTATCACGATCCGCTCCTGCCCCCGAATATCCTTTCTCAAAATCTCTTTGGTGTATCTCACCATGTTTTCCTTCATCGCCGCCGCCTGGGCTTCCTTGCGCTCCACGTTGGCTTTCACCGCACCCTCGGCGGCAGATGTAACGATGTGCACGTTCACCGGCGATTCCTGGCCAAATCGGTAACACCTGCGGATAGCCTGATACATGGATTCGTAGCTGTCGGACAGCCCTACAAAAATCATGTTGTGGCAGTTCTGCCAGTTCATCCCGAACCCCGCAATCGACGGCTTCGTCACCAGCACGGGCAGTTCACCGACGGCAAATCGCAGTAACGCAGATTCTTTTTCTTCCGGTTTGTCGCTCCCGCGCACTTCTTCGCTGTTGGGGATGATCTTTACAAGGGATTCGCTTTCCGCGTTCAGGTCGCACCAGCACACCCACTGCTCTCCCGGGTCCTCTGCGATGATCTCTGCGGCCTTTGCGCACCGTTCCCGCATACTCACTCGTCTGGCTTCCCGGCGCTCCGTCAGCGTTTTGGCCCCGTCTCCGCCGAACAGGTTGTATGCGGTGTCGCACTCGCACTCTACGATGTGCTCCGTCACCGTCAAGGGCGGCAAAATGTAACCATCGTTGGGGTATCCAAGGTCGCCGGGGCAGGTGAGGACTACTGCCCATGTAGATACCCACTCCCAGAAGCGCTCCTCCGCATGGCCCTTCAACCTCCATTTACTGGTGTCGCTACCGTCGTGGATAAAATACGTCGCGAGCATCTCCGTCCGAGTCATAATGCCCAGAAATTCCACCTGGTTCCCCAGTTCCATGTAGTCGTTGGGGGACGGCGTGGCCGTGCACGATAAACGATAGGGCGTGTTGCGGAACATCTCGATGATCTGTGTCCTCATCTTCCCCGTGTAGTTTTTCAGGATACTTGATTCGTCGAGCACCACCCCGCCGAACGAGTCTCCATCGAAGTGCTGGAGCATCTCGTAGTTCGTGATATTGATTCCCGGGCCAATATCCGCCTGGCTTCTGCAAATTCTGGCGGTGTACCCAAACCTCTCCGCCTCTCGCTTGGTCTGCGCCCCGACAGTCAAGGGGGCTACGATCAGCACCGGCTCGCCCGTCCGCTTTGCTACCTGGTCGGCAAACTCAAGCTGCTGGATCGTCTTGCCGTTCCCGCACTCCTCAAACAGTGCGGCCCGGCCCTTTCGTATTGCCCACCGGGTGATGTCCTTCTGCCACTCAAACATGTGCGTGTTCATGGCAGTTTTCCCCACATCAAACCCGCAGGCCGGGGGGATATGTTGCTTCCCGGCGAGGAAGTCCGTGTAGCTCACCATTCCACCGTCACCTTGCCGCTCTCCGGCACCGCCACCCGCAGGAACATCGCCAGGTCCGTAAAACTGCTATAGTTAAACTCCATGCGGGCATGCTCCAGGATCAATCTCTTCCCGGATTCCTGAGCCGCAGGTTCTTCGGCGGGCGTCTCTGCGGCAGTCTGCTGTTCGGCGTTCGCCCACTCTGCAACCTTCCGGTGCCACAGTTCCAAATTCCCATTTCCGCGCGCAAACGGTGCCCCGGCGGCTTTTGCGGCGGCTCTTATGGTCGCGCTTGCCGCGCCCATTTCATCCGCCAGCCAGCTTGCAGTACCGCCAAAACTCTGCATGTTGCGGAGAAACTCGCGTTTCAGGTCCTCCGGCATTGCCTTGAACTCCGGCCACGGCATGGGCCGGGTGATGTTGTAGCTTTTCACTTCTCCATTTTTCTCCCTTCTTTGTTTCGCGGTCAGGTTGTCGCTGGGCAGCGTACACCCGCCGCGCTTTCGGCTGATATGCGCAAACGCGCCTCGCGCAGTGCGCTTTTTCTGCATGCAATCGTAGTCAAAGTCATTCATACCGGCTGATATACACCTCCGTCCGGGGGTTTTCCTTGTCGTACAGAACCCGGCTCCCGTCGTGCGACACGATGATGCTGCTGTTGTCATCCGCCAGGGTCCCGGCATACACCAGGATATCGTCGATGGCCTCCAGCAGGTTGGTTAAGTCCACCTTGCGCCGGGTGGGCATATAAAACAGGCACTTAACCTCCACCGGTTCTGCGATGGTCTCGCCGCCCTTGCAATGCCATGCGGCGGCCTGCTGGTATGCTTCATACTGCGCGGACGGAATGACCATCGGTGCACCATACCGCCCTCGCACAATGCGCTGGTGATTTTTCTTTGTCACCGGCGCGATGGGTATCACGATTTTTCGCACGTTTTCCCTCCTTAGTCAACTATCCTGCCAGTAGCCGGGAAGAATGTCGCCTCCACCATGCCGGTGGGGCCTCGCCGGTTTTTGTCCAGATAAAGCTGGAGCATCACCGGGTCCCACGGATTCCCGTCCGATTCCGTCGGCGGTCGGTGCAGTAGCGTCACGGTGTCCGCGTCCTGCTCGATTGCGCCGGATTCCCGTAGGTTTGCCATGGTGGCCCGGAAGCTCCCGCCCCGGTCGCTTGCGGCGGCGCGGTTCAGCTGGCACAGCACCACAACCGGGATTTTCAGCCGCATGGCAAGCATTTTCAGCGCCCGGCTGTTGCGTGTGGTCGCCTCGTACAGCGTCATGCGTTTGTTCTCAGGCTCCATCAGTCCCAGGTGGTCCAGGATAATCAGCCCCGGGCGCTCTTTGTAAGCCAGCGCTGTAACGTCGCCCATGTCCATGTTTGGCCGCTTGTTAAACAGCAGCGGGAGGTCGGCGCATTCCGCCGCACCCTGCGCAAACTTGGCATATTCGTCCTCATGGAGGGCCGCGCCGAAGATCAGCTTGCGCGAGGACATGCCCGCCGCATTTGCTGTGATTCTCGCGGCGCAGTCCTCCGGGTCCATCTCCAGGGAGATATACAGCACCTTCACGCCGTTCTGGGCGGCGCTGAGTGCGATTTGCATGGCCACAGCGGACTTGCCCACCGCTGGCCGGGCGGCGATGATATGCATACCGCCGTTGATGTACCCACCGCCCAGCATTTTATCGTAGCTTCTCAGCCCAGTGCGGCAAAATGGCCGCTCTTTTGCGGTGTAACCTTCGTCCACATGCGCCTTTAGCCCCGTAATGGCATCTGCGAGGCTCACCACGCGTTTTGTTGACGAAGCAAGGGTAGTAAGTTCACCAACCGTTTCGGAAACGCGCTGCAGGGCTTCCTGAGGTGCAATATCGGCAGCTCTCAATTCCTCTCCCAAATCACGCAGCCGACGGCCCAGAGATGCGTCCTTGACGCCCTGGACGTACTCGGGCAGGACGGCGGAGGATGAAACCACTTCCATGCACTGTATCAGGAGATCGTTCGTGACCCCATCGCATTCCCTGGCGGCTTCGTCCCGGACTGTCGCTGCATCCGCCGGTTCCCCGGCGTCGTTCCGGCGCTGTATGGCACGGAACACAGCGGCAAAGGCCGGGTGCAGAAAATCATCCGGGCGAAGCTCTGCGGCTTCCGGGTATGCCTCAGGGTCGATCAGCAGAGCGCCGATGGTGCTGTACTCGCATAGAAAAGCATCCATGTCAGCCCTCCACGATTTCCCACTTGCCGGTGTCGTGGTTGTACTTCCGAACCGGTTCGGCTGGTTTCGCCGGTGCTCCTCGCCCACGGTCCTGCTCCCTGGAAAGCCAGGCATTCACGAACCGGAGAATCCCGCGCCTTGTTTTGCGCTTTGCCGGGTTGGCATTGAGCCAGCCTTTCATGGCTCTGAGCTGTTGCATAACGTCAACAGCCGGGTAAAGGCTTCCCCATTCTGCAACCTGCTCTTGCGTAACGGGATAAATATCCCCATCATTCAGCGGAAGCTCGACGGCTGGTGGCGCATGAGTCGCTTGCGGCTCTGCGCAATAATCCCGAACGTAGTGAGGGATTATTATTTCTTTGTCTTTTTCTTCTGTCTTATGTCTTATGTTAGGCTTTTCTTTGCTTTCGTTTGATTTATTTTGCTTTTGTTTGCTTTCAGCGGCTTTATTGCCCCTGCCGCCCTTTGCCCCGTTCTCAGAGAGCCTGGCGGATTTTTGGGTGTCTCGGTCTATCGTGGACTTGAATACCGGAAACAGAATACCCTCTCGCCCGTCGAGTTTTGGATCGAGACCTGACCGCGCATATTCCAGTATGGCGATAAATAGTCTCCCTCGCTCGGCATCTGACAGGGCGGCTGTTTGCTCTATCCAGTCAAAATAGGCTTTGACATAGCAAGCACTCATGCCGTTTACTCCTTGTGCGGGATCACGAAAACGCCCACGTTGTGGTTTGTCAGGATTCTGACCAAATCTCCAGCCTCGTCCTCGGCCAGCCCGTCAATCTGGATTGCGTCGTTCTCGAGGGGGTCCGAAAAAATATCCTGGATGTCGTTTGCGTTATGGATAATCGCGTCAAATTTCATTGTTCTCCTCCATCTCCGCCTTTAGAACGGCAGGTCCCCGTCGTCCTCGATTTCGCAGAAATCTTCGGCGGGCGCGGTCTGTTTCTTGCTCTCCTGCTTGCCCTCCTGCTTGGAGTCACCGAAGTACATCCGGTCGGCCACCACTTCGGCGGTCTTACGCTTGTTGCCGTACTTGTCCTGCCAGTCGCGGACCTGCAAGCGGCCATCTACGATGGCCATGCGGCCCTTGGTGAAGTAGTTGGCGGCAAACTCTGCCGTCTTGCCCCATACCACCACGTCGACGAAATCGGTTTCCTTCTCGCCGTTCTGGGGCTTGAAGTCCCGGTCGCAGGCCAGGGTGAGGGAAGCGACGGAGGTGCCGGTCTGGGTGTGGCGCATCTCGGGGTCCCGGGTCAACCGGCCCATGATGATGATCTTGTTCAGCATTCCGCCACCTCCAGCCGCTCCATGTACTTCTCAATGTCGGCGGCCTTGAAGTACACCCGGGGATTGCCCCGGGCCACATGATAGCCCTGGAGCACCCCGTCACGCCGAAGCTCGTCCAGCATATCCGGGCTGATACTCAGCATCCGGGCCGTTTCCAGGCGGGTGTAAAGCATTTTCCTGTCCATTTCTTATCCTCCTAAGTACGATTTCCCAAATTCGCGGCGGAAGTCGTCCACCGTCCATCCCTGTTCACGCATGATGGTCAGCTGGCCATACCGGCGCAGTCTGCGCATCTGGTCGCCGTTCCGGTGCACGGCGGACTTCCCGTTCCTGTGGCACCTGTCGCCGCACAGCCACACCACCGCGCCGTATTTCTCGCTTTTGCCGCGGTAAGCACCCCCGAAAATGTGGTGACGCTCCAGCGGGTCCTGTGCGCCGTTCCTGCCGCACAGGAAGCATCTTCTTTCATTCATCGATATCGTACTCCGTCCCGTCCGATACAAACTCCGGGCATTCCGTGATTCTGTACGACGGTATTCGTCCGCACAGCAGCGGTGGCACTGCGGTCCATCCGGGGACTGGCTCAAAACGTTTTGACCAAGAGCACCCGCCGCATGCCTTGGCGCAGCCCCAGCACAATTGCGGCTTTTCAACTTCTGTAAAGATTGCATCCATGGGCCACCCAGCCTTCCAGCGCTTGCGGATTAAATCCGGGCTGATTCCGGTAATTATGGCCCAGTCACACTGGCAAACCCAGTTCGTGTTATACCCTGTCGCCTTGAGGGAGATGGGATATAGCGCTACCAGTTTTCCAAACCGCTGCCCGGATATGTCCTTGGTCCGGGGAAACGCGCGTTGTTTCATTTTGCGGCGCCCCACTCTCTGCCAAGTTGGCTGTCCATGAGCCGGATTTGCAGTTTCATGGAGTTTATTGCCTCCATAGCGGATTTGTACACCACTTCCGCACAGTCCCGCTCAAACCGCAGACCGGCTATCTGTGTGGACCCTCGGCAAATATCGGAGATAATCGTCACCGGCGTTCCCTTCTCGCGCTCCTCGAGGATGCGCCGTGCGAGGGCTATGCGGTAGGCTTTTTCAGCTTCCGCATATTTCTGCCCGCGCTTTTTCAGTTCCGCAATGGCCACATCCAGCATTCTGCTCTTGTTGCCGATTTCTGTAACCAAATCGTTCATGGGCGCTTCTCCGCTTTCAGGGCGGCCTTAATACAGGCAGCGCACAACTGTCGGCCAAGCCGCTTTTTGGAATATGTAACGATGTCCGGGACCTCCCAAAGCTCCCCGTTGCGTTTTGTGGTTGCCGTGATGTCTCCACCACAGTTCTCGCACTTAAAAGACTCTTGACGAGCGTCCAGTTCAGCAGATGAGATTTTGTCTGGGTCCTCGCCAGTGGGCAGCGCGAATGTGCGCAGCCACATATACTTAAAGGCGTAGGTCATGGCCTTGCCGCTCCCCTTGTCCTGGGTGTCTGCGCCGTCGCCGCAGGATGCGATTTCGATGGATTCCTCGGGGTTCTCCACGTTCACCATGCGGTACACCACGTCCACATGAGTGATGTTGCCTGTGCGGTTCGCAACCTGCGAAATCGGAAAAACAACCAGTTTGTGCTTCAGCATCTCGGCCCGCATGATGGAAGTGACCTTCTCCTCGCTCAGGGCCTTATAACTGGTGGAGCCGAACGATACATGGTCGTCTTTTGCAAGATATTGCACGTCCTGCATGATGGCCGCGATTTTCTCATAGATGTTCAATACTCATCCTCCTCTTCCAGAATTTTCAGGGGGCAATATGCCCCGGTCCCGCGCGTGTCCAGCAGATACTCGCCCGTCCGGCGGCACTGGTTGCGGGAGTATGTTTCCAGCAGAGGGCAGAGTTTGCAGGACATTTCGCCCTCCGGGAAATAAATATCTACCGTCGCCCTGATATAGCGGGCCACTCCGCTCTCGCGCATGGCTTACTCCGTGGGGACTTCCGCCCCGACGATCATGCGGTCGAGGTTGCACCCCTCGATCAGGTCGGCCAGGTACTCGCGCTCATCCCGCGAAAAATCGTGCAGGAACAGTCTCAGCAGGCCACGAACGCGCTGGCCGCACTTGTGGCACACCCGGTCATCACGATTTTTGAGACTGTGGCATACCGGGCACTCATCGGCCAGGTACTCGCTGGGATTGCCCATCTCAAAGCCGCAGCGGGGGCAGTAGAATGCCGTGCTGGGGCCGTATTCCGCAGATTCCTCATGCTCCACGCGCGGGGTATCAAACGCCGCGTGGCAGCAGTCGCAGACGTACATCATTCGTCCTCCTCGTCATCGTCCGGGATATCAACATAGCCCCACCGGCTATCCTTGGTTTTGCCCGTGTATGCCCGGTAGAATCCGCGCTTTGCGCTTGCGTGCTTAATGCCTACCAGATCTGCCAGCTCTTCCAAGCTGTCTGCCTGATGGATTGGCAGGCGGAATCTGTCCCGGGTGCAGTACTGATATACCCTCATTGCGCACCCCGATTCTTGATGCGGTCCTCCAGCAGGAGCCGCACACCCTGGCACAGGGTATACACCAGGTCGTTTTGCCAGATGTCGCGGGACATGGCCAGCCGGGTCATTCCGGTTTCGATAGCGTCCAGGGCTTCTACCATGTCAGAGCGTTTCGCAGGGCGGGCCACCATCTCACGGCGCGACTCGTTAGCCTTGATGAGGGCCTGGATGTGTGCGCGCTGGTTGTCGAGGGAATCAGCGGCTGCACGCATTATCGAGCGGATACAACTACCGTCTCCACATGCCCACGGGCATGAGCTACATGCTCCAGTCTCGTCCGCGCACTTCCGCAGCTTGTCCGCAATTTCCTGCGGGGTAAGACGGTTAATCATCGCTTTCCCTCCATCCAGTCCACCAGCTTCAGCAGCCCGGAAACGCATGCCCCCACGCCGATGAAGCAGAAGATCCATACGATAGTCATTACTCCGCCTCCATAATCTTTCCATTTCTCAGGGTGTACCAAGTGTCCGGCTTGATAATCTCGCCATCAACCCGGGCAAGCTTGGCATCAAAGATATCGCCATAGTTGCCCCGCTCGGAAACCACGATCCAGTTCCCGAGTGTGCCTTTTGCGAGGCTATTTCGGCCCCACGCCACCGCAATGCACTGTTCCCCGATGGCGGACGCCCTGCCATCGCGACCTGTGACGGTAGCCGTGCCCCTCACGCCAGAAGCGGCGGCGTTGCCACTCTCGCCAGAAGCGGCGGCGTTGCCCCTCTCGCCAGAAGCGGCGGCGTTGCCCCTCACGCCAGAAGCGGCGGCGTTGCCCCTCACGCCAGAAGCGGCGGCGTTGCCCCTCTCGCCAGAAGCGGCGGCGTTGCCACTCTCGCCAGAAGCGGCGGCGTTGCCACTCTCGCCAGAAGCGGCGGCGTTGCCCCTCCAGCCAGAAGCGGCGGCGTTGCCACTCCAGCCAGAAGCGGCGGCGTTGCCACTCTCGCCAGAAGCGGCGGCGTTGCCA